AGGCGACGGCAACGGTGCTCAATGACCTTTGATGTGATTGAGCCAAAGACTCCAGTGGCAGGACCGTGGTGGCGCTCTGGCGCAGTCCACGACAATGCGCGCGTCCAGTTCTTTGACAGCCGCTACAGCGTCTCGTCACCAATCTTCCTTGGCTATGTGACCGGCATTGATGCGCGGATGCTGGAGAACGGCCTTGGCTCGCGAGCAACCGTTAGCGTTGAGGACGCAGACGGCTGGCTTGGTAAGACCATTATTCGCAATGGCAAGACAGGCATCCGCGCCACTTCTTTCGTGGACTCGTTCACGCTCGGATCTGGAGAGGCAGGAGGTACTTCGTCGTCTACTGACCGCGACATCATCAACGGATTGCTGGCTCGCGTGCATACGCAGGTAAACGACGCGACTACTCGCGAGATCCTGAACACCGCAGTGATCAGCGGCTCTACTCGCGCGATCTATTCAGGAACTGCTCAAAAGATTGGCAAGCAATCCTTCAAGGCAACCACGCTCCAGAGCGCGCTCGATCAGGTGGCAGAAGCAGCAGGCGGCATCGCTGACATTCAGTACCGCTACTGGATTGATACCGATGGGCGATTGAACTACGGACCAAAGGAGGTTGCTCCGACCTATGCCACGGCACCGGCAGAGATCGTCACCGATCCTGCGAGCGTGCAAGTTGGCAGTACAACCACTGCAACGCGCCTACTGGCGCGCGATCTCACTGTCAATCTCGATCACTCGGACATCGTCAAGGGGATCTTTGTGCAGGCTGACTCAGCCTATGCGCGCTACGACAATAACCAGACATGGCCCACGGCTCCGACCAACGACCCATACTTCCGCACCTACACAGGCACCTACAGCCGCAACGGCGCTGGGCTTGCCAGCCGCAGCGGTCCTCTGCCGCACGAGGTATTCAGCGCACCGAAGATCGTCGCCAAGGCGGATCGTGGCGCAACCATCGGCGGTCTCGCTCGTGCCACGATGGTGACGCGCGGCAAACCAGTACGCAGCGTCTCGTTCACCGTTGCTGGTGGCGACCTGAGTCAGACTTCTGCGCCAGACTGGGAGTACGGCTACAGCCAAGGGTATCCAGTCGCAGCTGCTACGCCGTACACGCTCGTCAAGGCGTGGCTGCCAGGGCAGTATGTGAAGCTCACCGCTCCAGCGCTTGACCTCTCTGCCGCTATTCTTTACATCCCAACTGTGACGATGCGCTTCGCTGAGGGTGGCGGCACCTACCAAGTCCAGTATGAGATCCAGGCGGACTTCCGCCGTCAGTATCTGAAGGGGCTGCGCGGCCTCATTGCAGGAGAGTAGAGATGGGTAAGTACGGCACGAACCTAGAAGGCTTCGGAGCGTTTGAGGGTGGCGTCAACGCCGACAAGGGCGCGCCTCTCGTCAGCACATCGAGCGACGGCGAGACCGCGCTGCTCTTTGGTCCAGCTGCGCTGCGTGAGATTCAGGCTGGCGTGGCGAACGGCGACTTTGCCATTCCGCCGGATGCAGCAGGCGACACGATCACGGCAGAGAATCCTCTGCCGTACTGGACTTTCACGGATGTCAACAGCGCAGGTGCGATCACCTGCGCGGTGGTCGCGGACGCTGGCGCTGGCTCTGGCAATGTGCTGCGCTTCACCGTGGCAAGCGGCACCCTGACTGGCAAGAGCGCAACGCTGACGCGCTATGTGCCTGTCGCATCCTCTGCCTCTCGCTCGTTCTCATTCTATGCGGAGGCAACCTTCGAGAATGGCACATTGAGCTCACAAACCAACGCTAAGATCACCTGTGAGTTCTACAAGGCTGACCAGACTACTGCAACAGGAACAGCGTTCAGTTCAGCAACAGTTTTATTCTCTGACCTCATCACCGCCGAAGGGTTGCTGGCTCCAGACTTTTACACGGACCCAACGCTCCTCACCGATACCACCGCACCAGCAGACGCTGCGTATCTGAAGATCACCATCACCATCGCAACGGTAGCGACGCAGTCAGCAGCGCGCACGGTTGATCTGACTGAGGTGCGACTTGGCAATGGATTGCCTGAGCTTCTTTTCACAGATAGAAACAATCCGACAAACGCTCCTGGCTACATTATTTGCGGTAATGCCGAGATGGTTTTAGGCGCTCCCACCGACCAAGGGCGGTTGACACTTGGAGAATCCACATCACTAAATGCTGCCCTTGAGATGTTCCTTGACTCTCCGTCAGTGAAAATCATTGGCGCTAACTCCGAGTATGTAGCGCGCGTCACTGCAACAGCAACGCAATCGCTCACCAACAACGCTGGAACTAAGATCACCTTCAATACGGCCAGCAGCACGCCAACTATTGACTCCTACGATCCGCAAGGCTGGTTTGATAACGCCAACGACAGGATCGAGATTGGGCAGGATGGCTTCTACAACATCATTGCTGGTGTTGGCTTTGCGACAAACGCAACAGGTCGTCGTTTCGCGCAGATCCAGGTGAACGGAGTAGACCGTACGACTATGCAGGTACAAGCACTTTCAGGAGCGACAACACTGCTGATTGCTTCAACCAATGTCTATCTTGTGTCAGGCGACTATGTGGAAGCATTTGCGCTGCAGCAGTCAGGCGGAGCGCTGAACACAGTGTCTGTCACTGGTGTCTATCCAGTGCTCAGCGTGGCAAGGGTAGGTGCGTAATGGACGCTGAGCTTCAGGCTCTTGACAACGCCCTTGCCGCAGCAGCCGTACACGGCTGGCAGGTCACCCTGCTCGATCAGATTGACGGCGTGTGGACTGCCCACGCATCCGACAAGATTGACGGCGAGCCACTCGTCATCGGCACTGGCGCAGATCGAACTGCCGCGCTGCTCGCGCTGACTGCCGCGCTGGAGTCACGATGACCCCACGCCAGATTGACCAACTGATCGAGCGCCTGGACTCACACTCCGCCAAGTTGGATCAGGTGCGCTCAGATGTGGACAAACTCAAAGGAGGACTGATCGTCATTGGTGCGCTGCTGTTCAGCGTACTCGTGCCGCTCGTTGCATCGCTGCTCGCTAAGTGAAGCGGCTCGCGTTCCCACTGCTGGGCTTGGTGCTGACCTGCTCTATGGTCGCGCCGATCTTTGCCGTGAGCGTCTGGACATTCAGCACCACCGGCGGAGGCTCGGTTGCGGATGTTGAGGGCGGCTGGACGCTGACTGGTCCGAACGATGGTGGTGGCGGCAATACCGCGACCTACACGGCCATCGCAGAGGAAGCGACCATCTACTCAGCGCTGTGGCTGTACCAGACCACCGACGGCGCGCACTTTGACCGACCCTTCTTTCTCCTCAATGGCGTGCAGACTTGGCTCGCGCCCTTTGACGGCACGCAGTTCCTGCAAGGCAGCATTCAGATCGAGCTGCAAGCAGGCGATGTCTACGGCTGGGGAATGTTCGCCACCGACTCGTGCTGTGGCGCTGGGGTGCTGACCGTGACTGATCCGGCATATGTCGCACCATCGCCCACACCGAGCCAAGAGCCGTCAGTTGAGCCGAGTGTGGAACCGTCACCAGAGCCATCGCCTGAGCCGTCACCATCTCCTGAGCCAAGCATTGAGCCGTCGCCGTCTGTTGAGCCGTCGCCGTCTCCTAGCGTGGAGGTCTCGTATGAGCCATCACCAACGCCGATCCCATCACCGACTCCCACACCCAAGCCGTCGCCCACGGTTGACCCTACGCCAGAACCTAGTGCGAGTGAGTCCGCTACTCCTGATCCCACTCCTGTACCTACTGACTCACCATCCGTAGCGCCGAGCGTGGAGCCAACACCTGAACCGACACCGTCACCAGATAACATTGCAGAGCAAACGGTTGCGGCAGTTGGTGAGGCTGTTGCTGCTGTCGCTGAGACCGTCACGCAGGCGATCGAAGCGATTACCAACCTAGGCAAGGATCTCTCACCTGCCGAGAAAGAGAAGGCTGCTCCGGTTGCGGTCGCTATCGTGATCAGCCAGGTGGCAAGTGCTGCCGTAGCTGCTGCATCAAGCGCTGCTGCTGCGGCGAGAAAGGTGACCAAGTGATCAAGCGCATCATCGTTGATCTCGTCGGTGGAGCCTGGACGATCCTAGGCTTGCTCTTCGCTGTGGTCGTTCTGCCAGAGGGCGACACGCAGTCCACGATGGCCGCACTCTTCGGCGGTCTCACATTGATCTGGCTGCTGACTGGACCACTTCGGTGGATGGAGGAGTAATGAGCGCAGCAGACCACATCGAGCAGATCCACGAGCAAGGCTGGACGCGGATCAATACCGCGCCAGGTGAGTGGGTGGCACTTGTCCTGAACACCGATAACAGCGCCTTCGGCGGCACGCTCTGGAAGCAGGGCGAAGATGGCAACGACTACTCAGAGGGCTGCACTGAGGGATTCCCTGTCAGTGCCGCGCTGGACTTTGACGCAGCCGGTCGAGCAGTTGCCGTGATAATCAAGAAGGAGAACGCCGCGTGAAGTACAAGGTCAAGTCGCAGCTCTACAGCGATGCAGAGGCGCAACTAAAGGGCAGCAAGCAGATCCTAGATGACTGCACTTGGTCATCCTGCGCCGCCGCCGTCTCGTGGGCTTCTGGCTACACGGTCGACTACAGCGCGGCTCAAGGCGTAGAGGCGATGAAGAAGGTGACTGGTCGCAAGGATGTGCAGGGCAAGTCCGATAACGGCGGCTCTCTCGCTGAGGCTGCCAAGGTCATCGCGCACCTAGGTGGCAAGGCTCGATATGCGAAGTCATGGGAGGACGCAGTCGCAGCCGCCAAGAACGGCGCTGCACTCATGGTGTGGGTACAGGCAGGACCAGCGTTCTACCCAGCAGGCGTGAAGGTCAGCGCGTGGCATGACCGATGGTTCAAGTGGTGGAGCAAGCATTCGCCTGCCAAGATCGCCGCTGGCTATGGCCATATGACGAGCGCTGGCTATGACGATGTTGACGGCTGGCAGTGGACCTGTCCGACGCGCGACGAGAAGGTCGCCGCTGAGAAGTACGGCGTGCCGGTCACGGAGGCGCAGTTGCGCCAGATTGCCAACAGCAAGGTCAAGGCGAAGAAGGTCAAGGTCGACTACAAGTGCCTACTCATCGTCACGCACCCAGGCAAGGCTGCTGCGCCAAAGCCGCTGGACAATCCCACGCAAGCAGCCGCGCCAGTTGCCACTACGCCAGTCGTGCCTGTCGCACCTGCTCCAGCACCTGCTCCTAAAATCGCCGTAGAGGCACCTAGGAGCCACGCAGAGCCACGAAAGGTGGCAAAGGGTACTAAGACACCTGACGCTGTACAGGCGCAGTTGGATCAGATCGGCAAGGCTGACTGGGGCGCGCTCGCCGCAGACGGTCTCGCCGTCATCAATGCAGCAGCCGCTGCCACCAGAAAGGAAAAGGGTATGAACCGAATCTTTGCAGGTATCAAGTATGTCGCCGCCAACACGCAGATCGATGAGATCGCGCTGGACTTTGTCCGCACCTTCCTCACGGTCAGCATCTCCGTGGCGCTCGGTCTGGGTATCCCACTCTTGGACATCCAGGGTGGCGACTTCCGCACCATCGTCTCCGCCGGTCTCGCCTCAGGGCTGGGTATCGTCGTGAAGGCCCTAGATCGTGACAATGGGGCATACGGCCTCAAGCGCAACTAACCGTGCCAGTCCGAGTCAAGCGCCCCTACGGCACTTGCTCGGTCTGTGAGCTACAGAGCAGGGTCTGGGAGGTCGAGTCTGAGCAGGTGCTCCTGTGTGGCATCTGCCTACGGCTCCTGATCGCCTTCGCTCTAGAGGACTTGTCGCAGCCGTCCTAGGCGGCTTCCCCTGGGTGGACCCTCCCCACCCAGGGGCTATTCACTCTGCATAAAAAATAGCCGCGCAACACGGTTGACAGCCGCGAACCGTTGACCCTATACTGACCTTGTCAGGAGGAAACCAGCCAGACGGTTGGACTGACATAGGAGGTCAAAATGCAGGGCAACATCGCAATGGCAATCGTCAGCCGCATCGTTCGCGAGAACTATCCGGCAGCAGTCATCACCCTCCTGGGTGAGGGCTTCCGATTCAGCTCATCGAACGGCCAGAACTTCACTGGCAAGGTTCGCGTGACCGCTTACCAGATGAACCCAATCATCTACAAGGTCAAGTGCGTCAACAACAACATCACCTTGAAGGCGGTGCGCTAATGAGCCGCGCACTTGCCAAGGCGCAGGATCGCCTCAACCGACAGAAGGATCACGCCGCAATGATGATTCAGGCAGGACAGCCGCTCGTTGCAGTGCGTGCAGCGAAGCGTCTCGTCTATGTCTTTGAGATGGAGGTCAGCCATCTTTACGCTGGCAAGTCCGCAGCGTCGTTTGACTTCGCCGCCGCTGGCGCTGAAGCGCGAAAGTGGGTGCGCTAATGCGTTCAGCAATCATTGACGGTATTGGGTACGCGATCTTCATCGCGTGCATCTACATCGTGTTAGTAGTAGGAGGGTCACTGTGAAAGTCAATCGTAAGAGCACGCCCAAGATGGTGGTGCGGCCGTACTTCACATCGGAGTACCAGCGCCTAGAGCGCCAAGAGCGGACGCGAGAGCGCGCCAAGTTCACTGTCGCATTGATGGCGGCGTGGATTATCGCGGTGATCCTGTTCGAGCTGGTGATCCGATGAAGAAGTGGAAGTGCACGATCTGCGCGCGGCAGATGGTCACCGAGATCAAGCCGTCGCTCATTGAGCGCCTGTGCACTGACTGCAATGTCAGCCACTGGCAGAAGGTCGTAGACATCTACAGCAACGGCGACAAGGAGCGCCTTGCAGAAGCCAAGCGCAAACTGCGCGCCGCAGAGAAAGCGCTCAACAAGACACGACAGGAGGTCACACAGTGAGCAAGCGTTACGAGTTCGTATCAGCGCCACAGCGCAGCCCAGAGTGGTTCGAGATGCGGAAGGGCGGCATCACTGCCACCGGTATCACCGCCATCAACGGCACATCGCCATACAAGACGGCGTACCGACTCTGGGCAGAGTTGACTGGTCAGGTCGGTGAGCAGCAGGCAGGAGCAGCAGCCCAGCGTGGGCAGTTGTTGGAGCAGGCAGTCGCTGACTACTACACGGCGGAGACTGGCAAGAAGCTGCGAAAGTCGAATGGCATCGTGCGCCTCAAGGAGCATCCTTGGGCGATGGCTTCGCTGGACCGCACCATCATTGGCGACACCGACGGTCTCGTAGAGATCAAGACCTCAACCAGCAGCCGCTGGCAGTTGTACCCAGTGCCACCTGAATATATTGACCAGGTGCAGTGGCAGCTCTTCATCACTGGCGCGTCGTACTGCGATGTTGCCGTGCTGCTCTCTGGCTTGGTGTTCCGCATTGAGCGCGTTGAGGCTGATCCGATCTACCAGACCCTGCTGTTCGATAAGGCCGTGGCGTTCCTGGACTTGGTCAAGACCAAGACTCCACCGCCACTGACCGGCAACGACAGCGACACACTCGCGGAGGTCAAGCCGCAGGTAAGCAACACCTACGCGAAGGCAGATCCGCAGCTCGATCACATCGCGCGTCTCTACATTGAGGCGAAGGCTGAGGCAGAGGCTGCCGATGCTGCACTCAAGGAGATGGCAATCGCCATCAAGGAAGCCATCGGTGACGGTGAAGGCGTGAAGGGTCAGGGCTGGCTTGCCACCTGGAAGACCAACAAGAGCAGCATGAAGGTGGACTGGGAGAGCATCGCGGATGTCCTCCGCACTGTTGCGCCAGACACCTACGGCGAAGCCATCAAGCGCTTCACCTCAGAGAAGCCAGGTGCGCGCGTGTTCCGCGTTCACGGCAAGGACGGTGACGCGTGATTGAGGTTCCGATCACACCTGCGCTGATTATCCGCGCAGAGGAGATGTTCCTAGAGGCGCAGTCCAGCAATGGCTTGCGATTCCGCAAGGAGAAGGCGACAGGCAACACGACTTGGACTGGCGTGCTAGGTCAGGCCGTCTTTGAGCAGGTGCTCCGCGATTGCAAGATGCCCTACCTGCCAGTCAATCGCACGACGCACGACTACGAAGTGTGCGGTCTCAAGGTCGATGTCAAGACGAAGGCATGGAGCCGACCGGCTGGCGACGATGTTGAGGTGAGCGTCTTTGACTACATCCGAGACCACCAAGCGGTGGACTATTACGCATTCGTTCACTTGCAGCTCGCGTTCGGTGAGGATCGCAATGGCGCTCCCAGCGCTACACGGTTCCAGCGCGCGTGGCTGCTCGGAGTGATGGATAAGAGCCAGTATCTCTATCTGGCAACTGAAGTGAAGGAGGGAACCGTATTCGAGAGCGGACATATTGCAAAGGCGAGTTCACTAAATCTGGTAGCCGCAAAGTTGCTACCTGTAGAGACCATTGGAGGACCAGAGAATGAGTAAGCAAATCGCAGCGGCACTGGCCGCACCCTTTACCGGCACAGACCTAAAGCAGCGCCCAGGGCGCGGCGGCATGACCTTCACCTACGCCGATGCGCGAGCAGTAGCTCAGCGCCTTGACGATGTGCTCGGTCTGGCTGGCTGGCAGTTCGAGGTCAAGGTGGCAGACCCTGCCGCCAAGGTCGTACACGGCACCCTGATCGCGGTGATCGATGGCGTGACCACCGTCCGACAGGACTTTGGCTACCCAAACAGCGCTCAGGATGACGAGCCATACAAGTCAGCAGCAAGCGACGCTCTGCGCCGCTGTGCAGCCCAGATCGGTGTGGGGCGGTCTCTTTATGCGTCAGGCACAGGAGCGAGCCTCTCCGTGGCTCCTAGACCCCTCTCCGTTGATTCTGTGAGGGTATCTCAGCCGTCGGTTTCTACGAGTGATCCAGTCATCGCGGCTGCCCTGCTCTTCGCAGAGGGCGAATGCCCAGAGCACCGCACGGCTTGGCAGTTGAAGCCGGCAGGCGTGAGCAAGATGGGTAAGGAGTACAACGCGTTCTACGCGTGCAGCGGCAAGACCGACGGCCAGTTCTGCAAGCGCAAGCCCAGCATCGCCTGGGTCAACGCACAGACCGCGCCAAGCGGTGAGCCTGAGCGCACTGAGACCAGCATTGAGGACTTGCCCTTCTAATCAACGCGGCGAGCGGTGGCTGAATACGCCGCTCGTCGCATCATCTACGGCTGGGAGAGACTGGTGACCTCCACCTCTCCCAGCCACTAACACAGACGGAGGACTACATGGTTTGGTTCAAGTGGGTAGCAAACGCACACCGAGACGCGGAGATCTCGGCGCTGACTGACACGCAGTTCCGCGCGTTCATCACGATCATCGGAGAGGTCAAGCTGCTGCGCTCCGGCGGAGTGTTCAAGAATCGGCAGCACCTCAAGACCGTCATCGGCGCACGCCTGTTTAGGGGTGTTGACGGCCTGTTGAAAAGTGGTCTCCTGACGGAATCTGGAGACGGTGTCATTGCCGTGTCGAACTATTCTCGATATCAAGTCGACCCCACCTCGACCTCTCGTGGACAAAAGTACCGAGATCAAAAGAGGGGTAGGTTGACGGACAGAGAAAGAGAAGGAGAGAGAGAAGAGAATAGAACCCCTATATCCCCTAAACGCTCTGGCTCTGGACGGCTCACGCCGCTAGGCGAGATTCTTGGAGGGAAGCGCTAAATGCGCGTCAGGTCAGAGAAGCCTTCAGCTCGTGCTCTGGCATTGAGGAGGATCAGAGAGAACGAGACTCCTGAAGAGCGAGCACATCGAGTGCTCAAGTACACGCTCTACAACCATCGGATGACGATGGAGCAGTACCTGGCCTTACGGCTGGCACAGGCTGACCGGTGCGGTGCGTGCAAGGAGCCGCTTCGCTTTGGTGAGCCACGAGCAGTGACGGTCGATCACGACCCACGCTGTTGCCAGTACGACGGCCTGGGTGCCAGGAGGACAAAGGGTCAACCGATCTCGTGTGGCAAGTGCGTCAGGGCGCTGCTCTGCGGACCATGCAACCGAGCGGTGGGATTCCTAGAGCGCTATCCACAGCGCTTGCATATGTGGATTGAGTATGTGAGGAGGGTAATGAAGTGAGCGCACACATCGCATTCGTAGGACCACAGGGGTCAGGCAAGAGCACCCTGGCAGAGATGCTGGAGGAGCGTCGCAAGAGCCGGTACATCGTGCTGCCAATCGCGCAGACCATCCGTGAGGTGGCATCGCTCGCCTACGGCGTGGACTTCGACAAGATCAAGCACTACGAGCAGCGCCGCCTTGGCTTGGATGTCAAGACCTCAGGCCGCGAGATCCTGCAAGACATCGGCGCGCAGCTGCGCGAACTGGATGCCTACTTTTGGATCAAGGCGTGGCACGACGCGTTCAACCGTCTGGCACCGCTAGGGCGGCCAATCGCCATTGACGATGTGCGGCTGCCGCTAGAGGCGCACTTCCTCCGGCAGCACATCCCAGGGATCACCATCGTGCGTGTGTTCGCCTCAGCAGCGGCTCGCACCGAGCGCCGTGGGGTGCTCCAAGGGGCAGCCGATGTGACCGAGCACGGCTACCTCCAGACCGAGTATGACTTGCAGATCGACACAACAGACTTGACAGCGGAGAAGTCCTACGCGATCCTCAGGAAGTACATGGTGGATAACGGCAAGTGGTCGGCATCCCCAGAGGAGGAATCATGAGCAACACAGACTTGACGGAACTAGAGACACGAGCCGCGCAGCTCGGCTATCACTACGACGGCCTTGTGCGCATTGAGCACCCATTCGCTGATCAAGAGAATCAGGTGACCTGGACAATCGTTCTGACAGACACACAAGGCACAGAACTGACCTTTCAAGCGCCGACGATTGAGGGTGCCATTGAAGTCGCCAACGATCGAATGGCGCTGCTGTCTGGACTGGCTGACCTATGAGCGGCTTCGCCTATCTCGGCATCACGCTCATCGTCATCAACACTGCGCTCTTTCTCGTGGTGTTCGCTAGTCTGCCGATGAGCATCAAGCGCGGCGTAGGTATTGCGCCGTCAATGATCTACCTGCTCACCACGGCAGCGACAGTGGTCTGGATCTGGAGGGCATTGCAATGGCAGGCGTAAAGACCAAGCGCGCAGGAGCAGCCAAGCCGCCGGTATGGACGGTGACCAACTGCACCGACTGCGGCAAGGTGATCGACTACACCGACCCTAAGCGGCAGGTGTTCCCTGGCACGCGCGTACTCGTGATTCACGAGAAGGGCCGACGCTTTGAGTGGCGGCACAAGGCGTGCGTCAAGTGAGTCAAATCGAGATCCTCACCCCTGAGCTGGATGAGGGCATCAAGTGTGTGCAAGAGGGCGCAGATGCGTGGTGCTATGACCCCAAGATCGGTCGCCAGTTCGCAAAGTTGAGCATCCGGTACTCGGACGCAATCGCGCCAGAGGGCTGGTTCTTCCTCAACGAGCACATCTTCAACCGCGCAACCATCGCGGACTTGATCAAGGCAGGTCACCTAGAGCTGCAACAGTCCGTGTTCACGCTGTCCGATGGCGGACACGCACGGCTAGGAAGGCTGGTACAGAAGTGAGCAAGATGAGCGACCTAGACATTGACGAGCAGAACAAAGACAAGGCGAAACGCGGCAAGCGCGCACGCAACAAGGGCAACTCATTCGAGCGCGAAGTGGCTGAGAAGATCGGCGGCGTAAGAGTCGGCCAGTACGGCGGCAAGACGGATGTGCAGTCCGACTGGATCGCCATCCAGTGCAAGGTCGGCAACGGCTCCTACTCGGAGCGCTACGACGGCTGGCTCCGGTCGGTCAAGGGCAACAGCAGCCAGATCACCGCACTCGTGGTGGGCGACGCGCCTGGACCAGGCACCAAGCGCCGCACCATGATCGTGCTGGACTTTGAGGACTTCGTGGAGCTGCTCAACCATGACTAGGGAAGATGTGACCCTGCTGCGCGCAGGGTTCGCCAAGACCTTCGCGCCACACCTAGGCGAGAGCCGACGATGGTCTGCGTTCACCTTTATTGCCGACATCCTCATCGCACGATCATTCAGCCAGCCCACACTCATTGTTGAGACCGGCTGCGCTCGGCAGGAGAACAACTGGAATGGCGACGGCCAGAGCACCGTGGTCTGGTCGTGGCTCGCAGGTCAGTTAGACGGCTTTGCCTATTCGGTCGACATCAACCCAGACAATGTCAACACCGCTCGCGCGCTGGCTCCAAGCGCTCGCGTCACCGTGGGCGACTCGGTGGACTTCCTTCGGCACTTTGGCAACGCATCGTCAATCTCGCTGCTCTACTTGGACTCATTCGACTACAAGACTGGCAGCCTAGACGCGGCAGAGCACCACCTGCGTGAGCT